GATGGTAAACATTCAGCATAAGCCGCCCATAATACCAATGGTTGAGCAAAGTAAGTTAAGAAGTTTTCATTTGTTTGAGTTAAAGTATTACCTGAAACTTGTTCTAAAAGTTCTCTGTAATATCTTCCACCAATAATGTATTCCAACTTTGTTTGTTGAGCAACAGATATAAATGGAAGTAATATTGCACTCGTAACATTTTGGTCAATGTCTGTAAAGTTTTTGATTTTTGTCTCACTAACGAGTAAGACATTTTGAGGTATTAAGCCACTCATATTATTCTGTTGGTTTATCTATATTATCAACGGTTTCTGTTTTTTCAACATCAACTGTTTCTATTGGTTTTGCATCAGGAATTGTAACCATCTCAAATTGTTTGATTTCAATTTCTGCTGGTATTTTATCTCTTAATAATAATAACTTTTCAAATACCTTTTTAATCTCTTCTTGAATTGGTTTAATAACCAAGTGTTGGAAGTGGTCTTGTGCCTCCAAGTGATTTGGAGTACCAAGAGCAGATGGGGTTTGGATACCCAATAATTCAGGTGATGATATCTGATGTGATGTAAGGATTGCTTGTTGAACTGCTGTGTTCATTTCAATCCACATCTTGTCTGAACCATTTGGAGAAATGGTTGTTATTTCTGGTGCTTCTTCTTTTGAATTGGCGAATGTTAACATCAATTTACCAGGGTTATTTGAAGATGAATATTTTGCTGTTAAGGTTTGGTAGATTTGTTCTCTTTCATCAGGGGAAGGAATACCACTATTCAATGAAACAAATAGTGATGGGTTCAATCCGTTGATGATATTTGAATGCCACCAATTATAAACCTCAATCTCGGTAGCAACTGCTGTAGAACCACCCCAATATGTAGGGGTTGCGTAATACTCATTACCAGGGCTATGTGTTGTATAATAAAAAACTTGTGATGGTTCTTCATTTGCAACATTAAATGAAGCAATTTTTCTTGGAACAAACTTTTTTGGGAATGCCCAATCAGATGAGAAATAATAATCTTTAACATGGTCATCCATGTCTGCTCTTGCTGCTCTTAATTTTGATGTATCCATTGAATACATTTCAAATCCTAATTCTCTGTCTCTCTTCCAAACAACATTTATACTGAAGGCTCCATAAAGGATAAAATCCAAAGTACATTTATTCCAAAGGTCATACATTGTATCACCAGCAGAATTAACCATTTGTAACCTCTTATCGTCCCCGTCCTTCAACGAAATACCTTCTCCCCTAACACCATACCATTTAGACATTATAGACGCTCTGTGGGTCGGAGAACTATTAAATAATCTAATAAGTTCTTGTGGGGCAAGATTGGCAATACCATAAAAAATGTAAGGTAATCTCACATTAGTTTGGATTTGTTCTTCAATAATTGGAACTCTGGCTACTGCAAAGTTAAAGACCCTTAATAAATCTTCTTTGTTTTGTTCTTCCATATACTATTAAATATAATTTTTTTGTCTAATAATCAGGGGTTAATTTCATTGGGGGCAAAGATATAGTTTGAGTTATATTCATTGTTTGAAACATACTCAATATAATAATCATTTGTAGTGTTTGCTGATTGAACAATAACTTGTGCTTGTCCTGCTTCAATAATCCCTTGAGAATATTGTGGATTCAAGTTACCAGAACCTTGTGTTTGTTGATAAACACCATAGGTATAAAGTCCCTCATAGGGAAATTGAATCTCACCAACACCACTTCCTTCAACAAATACAAACTCATCGTATCTAACCTTGTGAGTGGAGATATCAGTTGGAATGAATTGAACTTGTTCTTTGGAGAATATATGTGTGAAACTAAATAACCATTCTGGGTTAGGTATTGTCGCATTCTGCGATACCGTAACCACTAATGTATTGGGTTGTCCTGTTCTGATTATTAGCATATCTATAAATATAACATAAGGGGATGTTTAATCCCCCTATGTTTATTTTAATTTGGTTTAGTTAAGTTGAACTGTTATACCAGTTGCTACACTTGATAATGAACCCGATAATTCGTTCATTGGGTTTGGTTCAAGAGCTTGGAATGTTAAGTTATAACCTGCTTGGTCACCTAATGCCTTACCAGTTACAGATGAACCAGCAGATATAAATGAACCATAAGTTTCACCCAAATAGAAGTAATTGTTGTTATTATCTTCCATCACAATAGCCAATCTTGGAGATTGAGCCAATGTTTTAAGGATGTTTCTTTTTGTTTGGTCTAACTTCGCAAAATAAGTTACAAGTTCTTGAGTATAGAATACAGTTCCGTTTTCCAATGAAGCATTTACTGTTTCAGTGTATTGAGAACTGGTTCTAATTAGTTGGAACTCATAGAAAGTGCCTGAGCCTGAGATTGATGTGATGGTATCACCAGAGTTTTTCGTGATTGAGTCAATGTTTGTGAAATCTGTTATCCAGATTGTTTGAACACCACCCACATTATCACGACAACTTAATGGAATACCAGCGGTTAAATTACATGCCATATTTTTGTTTTGTTATTAGATTAGTTTATTTTGTTTGATATGTGGGGGATTGCTCCCCCATATCAATATTGTTGGATTAAGATAATCCGTTAGTAACAAAGAACTGTGGGAACGCAATTTGAGTTCCTAATTTCCATGCAGCCATCATTCTTACTTCTTGGAAATCTTGTGACCACCAAGCTCTGAATGAATCCTCATCAGATGTTAAATCAACACCTACCAAGAAATACTGTGCAGGAGCCATAGCGATTAAGTTACTTCCAGCCAATCCTGGTACACCTACAACTTTGTAGTTTGTTTGAGGATGGTATACAGAATAAACTGAACCTAATTTATTTTCACTTGAATCAATGTAGAAGTTGTTAACATTTCTGATTGCAGTTAAGTAACACTTGAACTGTGCTTGACTCATGAAGATAACGATATCGTCTCTATCATAAACATTTCTGTCTAAAGAGTTAATCATGTTATCAACTTGAGCTAATACATTGTTCGCCTTTTCAGTTGCGTTAGTACCTGTTACAGAACATAATGCAGTTTGACCTGTTAATTTAACAACACCAGCTGTGTTAGCCAATAATTCTTTGAAACCACTGAATGAAGTAGTTGCACTTGATGCAGCCCATAACAAATCTTCGTTGTATCTTTTGATTTGTTTAGTTTGCAAGTCAATGATTGCTTGCTCAAATGGTGCAGTTTCGTTATAAGAACCAGCGTTCAAATATTGACCTAACCATAGAGTGTTTAATTGTTGTAAACAAAGTGATTGATTCACTTTTAATGCCGCAACAGTAACTGCTGCAGTTGTGAAGGTTACAGCTCCTTCGTTGCTCCATCCACAAGTTGTACCAGTTTGTACAGCCAATGTTTCAGATAACAAGTTAACGTTTTGTGTTCCTTTAATACCAGGAATAACGTTGCAATACTCCATAGTCGCTGGAGTTAAAACCGCTTCGCTGATGATATCGCTATTTAACGCATCAACATAAGAAGTTAAACCACCCAAGTCGTATGAAAAATTCAATTTTGAAAGATTTTTTTTCATTTTATTTTAGTTTTATTTTAATTGTTTTGAGAAAAAGTTTCTCTTAATCTTCTAAAGCCTTCCAATTTATTATTGGTTGAAATTGTAAAAGATTCTGGGTTTATTTGTTTTTTAATCGGTGAACCTGATGGTTCGTTAGAGAACTTTTTGAATGACTTCTCTAAAATCATTGTTTTGTTTGTTAATTCGTCAAGTTTTGTTTCCATTCTTTTCATAGCTGTTGAAAATGCTTCAACAAACGCAGACATTTCGTCTTCTGTTTCTTCTTCAACATTCTCTCTTTCGGTAATCATACCGTCTTTAACAACTACTCTAATCTTGGTTTCATTTCCTGATTCATCTTTTAGGATAACTTCATGTTCTCCATCTGGTGCTTTTGATTTCTCGCCGTCTTCTCCAACGACATCAAGAGTTTCACCCACATCAAATGTTGGGGATTCTAATGTTAAATCACCTGATTTTGCTTCAGTGAACATGCCACCTCTTGCCATTTCAGCTTCTTTTGATTGGATACCTTGAATTTCTCCACCCACGATTTGCATAACTCTTCCGTCTGCAGTTTCGTAAGAACCATCAGCGATTGCGGTTAATGCTCCATCATAAGTTACTTTTTTAACATTAACGCCGAATTCTGGATTATCTCCACCAATTCTTAATACGCTACCGTCAGCAAGTTTGATATCACCTTCTTCCATTTCAATTTCTGGTTCTTGAGATTCAGCCATAGATTGGTCTTTGATTTCAGCTTCTTTTTTCTTTTCTTCAATTTTGGCATCATTGGTTTTTTCTTCCATGTCGCCCATTTTGATTTTAGAAACTTTGCCTTCTTCATCAACCTCTACTTCTGAACCATCTTCAAGTTTGTGAACTCCTGATGGTGCGGGAATCATCCCCTCATCAGTCGCTACATATAACATCTTTCCAATTTCCATAGAATCACCTTCCATTTTTAACGAAACACCTTGTTCGGTTTTCGCTTCAAAGAATGATTCGTTTGTTAAATTAAGAACAGACATTATTTTTTTGATTGCTTCTTTACTGGTCATAATCTTTAATTTTAGTAATAAGTTTTCTTATTTGGTTTATTTGTTTGTCTTCTTTACTGAAAACACTTTTTTCAGCGAATAATCCCTCCACTGAAAAACCCGTAAGGGATTTCTCTTTAATCATCTTCCACACCTTATCATCTCTTACCTTCATTGCCACGAACCAAGTTCCAGCAGGTAATTCAAATCCATAGAAGTGTGACTTGTCTAATGTTGGGTCTTCAGATACCCACGATTCTGTTACGAATACTTTATCTGAACCCAATTTAACCCCATCGTGTTCAACAGATGTTTCATCAGTTCTTCTTTCTTTTAAGAACTTATCAGCCATCTGTTTAATTGATTTCTTTGAAAAGAATACATAGTAAAGATTACCTTGACCATCGTATCTTGAAATCATTTTATTTGGAACCATTGCTGCTCCAACTACGATTCTCTTTTCATCATCAAAAGCGAATACCATTTTTTGTTTTTCAGTTAATGGTGTTCCATCAGCAAACTTTTGTTCCTTAAATAAATTACCATTTCTTGGGGTTCCTGGTCTCCAAGTATTCTTACCAGGGTTTGCTACCGTAGCATCGTTTCTTGTATCAGGTTGAACTGTTCCACCCAAACTATCTGTATCTTCAAGACCTCTAGTTGAGTTAGCGTTGTTGATAATCTTACCTTCTTTTTTGTATATGAGTTTAACCCATACATGACGGCAGTTATAAGAACCCCTCCATAAGAAGATATCGTATCTACCGAATTGGGGATTAGCAACCTCATTGGTTAAATCATCAATGTCTTCATTACGATATACTCTATTCTTTGATAACATATCAGAACAGAATTGTCTATTCTTATTGTCTCTTGGACCTATGTACTTGAATCTAATTCTTGTATCTTCGGTATCCAATTCAGATGGGTCGTTAGGAAATGAAAAATGGTTTTGATTCATTTTATGAACCATCTGTGGGGTTATCTTTTCCATCTTAACAATTTCCCAACCCTCGTTGATTAACTGTGAATATGGCTCACCTAATGTATCTAATTTTGTATTGTGAGTGCAGAAGTCATCCTCCACAATTCTATATGGTGAAAACTCCTTTTCACTTGAGATTGTCTGTGTGTTAAACGCCATCCATTCTTCCTCGTGAGCAGGTTTTGATACTAAAGATATGGCTTCAATACCAGCATCTTCGTAATCGTCATCAATGAATAATTCAACAATTTTAGTTAGATTCATTATTAGTAAATATGGGTTAATTTAATTTATACCAAATTAGATTAAAGAACGAGATTTAATAACTCGGTCAAACTGTTGGGTGTTAGATATTTCTGTTGAACTTACATAAGTTCTAATTGGTGCTTGAGCAAATGTTTCTCCAATTACTTGGACAATTCTTTCTGTGTTATCCTGTTGTGGTAAGTTCTTTTTATTAACCTGTCCACCAACAGCAAATTGAGGTAAATTACCAACATCGTTAATTGAATTTAATAATGGTTGAAATAATCTGGTTGACCTTGAATTGATAACAAACTCACCATTGGATAATAATGCTGGTATTGAGTCAGAGAATCCACCACCACCTCCACGAATTAAACCACCTTGTGCTTTTCTTACTGGTGTTGAATTAACAAGGATTGGACCAGCTGCCCCTGATGGACCAGCTGCTGCCGTTGGGGCTCCACCACCTCCAGTTGAACCTCCACCTCCACCACCTGGTGCGTTTGGAACTTGAACCGCAACAATCTTCTTAACAGTTGCGATACCTGTTGCCACAGCCGCTGCTGCAGCAATACCTCCCAAGGCAGGACCTATTACAGGAATACCCGCTAATGACTTATATGCCGCTACTGCTGATTGGTAGGTATCAATGGTTGCCTTTGCAACTGCAAATGCTTTACCCGCAACCGTATCCTGTCCTACAATAGTTGATAATTGACCTAACGCATCTGCAACCAATTTGGTTTTTTCAATTGCAGACATCTTTTCTAACTTATCAATTTCTCGTCTTGCTTTACCTGATGCTGCTAGTTTCTTTGTATACTCATCCTGACTGATTGCACCCCTATCCAATGCTGACTTAAGGTCTGAATCATTCTTGTCGTATAGAGCTCTTAAATCGTTATAATAATCTTCACTAAATCTTCTTAACTCACCATACTTATCATCAGTTGCGGTAAGTTCTTTATCAAAAGTTTCAGTTCTTTTTTGTTCTACTTTTTGTTCATCTGCTAATACGGAATCTTCTAATTGTTTTGCGTATTTTGCTCTGATGACTTCTTTTTGTGCTTCAGTTAATTCTTTGTTCTGAAGTTCAATATTCATTCTCTCATCAAGTAACAGTTTTAATTGTTCTCTTGATGTGTTTTGTTTGTCTGTTTCTAATTGAATAAGGGCATCAAGTTCTGATGCTCTTGCTTGCATTCTTTTGGCTTCATCAACCTTTA